TCCAGATCGGGATCGTGCTAGCGATGGTTGGATTGGCGATGCTCGGCATTCAGCTGCTAAGTCAGACCATAATCCGGCTCATGATACGGGTGTGGTTCGTGCTATCGATGTGGACAAAGATTTAAATAAAATTAAGGGAATAGCCGTTCACCTAGTTGAGCAGCTGAGAGTTTATGCCAAAGCAGACAAGCGCAAACGCATCTCTTACATAATCTTTGATGGTAAAATTTGTTCTGCTAAAGGAAACTGGAAATACCGGGCTTACAAAGGTTTTAATCCACACAAGCACCACATCCACATTTCTTTTAGCCCTGCGGGAGATCAGGATCAATCGTTTTTCGACATCCCACTTCTCGGAGGTAAAGTATGAAACTAAACAAGAAACACAAAGCAGCAATCAAGTCATACCTACGGGCAGTTGCAGCTTCTGGAATTACAGTTGCGCTCGCCATTGTGGGAGATGTAAAGCCTGAATACGCAGTGCTATTAGGTGCAGTTATTGCTCCATTAATTAAGGCACTAGATCCTAAAGAAGCCGAATACGGCATCACTGAGAAACTATGAGCCAGGCAGATTTCTTTACGCTTTACTTTGCGACAGTAGGAGTTATCGGCTCATTAGCTGCTTATGTGATCTCTCATTTAATGGCAGAAATTAAACGCCTTAATGAGCGTGTCGATGAGATTTATAACATTCTTTTAGAGCGATAATTTAAAACATGGCGAACACACGCAAGAAACAACCTGCGAAACGCAAGAAGATTGCGAAGAAACGGGTTATTCGTAAATCGCCAGAACCATTAACTAAAATGGATGAGTTCTACATAACCCTGCATGAAGCATACAAAGCAGCTAAGAAGGCCGGGTTTAGTGAAACTATGGCATTTTGGATGATGCAGGAAAAAATCCTCCCTGATTGGATTGTTGGGGATGGAGGGATCATTCCATCGATTGATCCAACTGACGATGAAGAGGATTTCGATTAAGCGATATTTGGTTATTTCAGATTTGCAAATTCCGTATCACCACGAAGTAGCAGTCAAAAATGTAATCAAGTTAGCAAGACGGGAGAAGTTCGACAGTGTTCTTTGTGTTGGCGATGAAATCGATTTTCAAACAATCAGTCGTTGGGCTGAAAAAACACCTTTGGCTTATGAACAAACTTTGCACAGAGATCGTGAGCAAACTCAGCAAATTCTTTGGGATCTCACCGAGCATAGTCGAGAGGCTCATATTGTCCGCAGTAATCATACTGATCGCTTATACAACACTCTTTTAAAAGTTCCTGGCTTAATCAGCCTTCCAGAGCTGCAATACGACAAGTTCATGGATTTTGCCACAATGGGCATTACATTCCACAAGACATTCTATGAATTTGAAAAGGGCTGGATCTTGGCACATGGCGATGAAGGCAACGCTAACCCTAATCCCGGCATAACTGCCCTAAATCTTGCCAAAAAGGCAGGTAAGAGCGTTGTTTGTGGTCATACCCATAAGTTAGGGCTAAGTGCCTTCTCAGAAGGCGTAGGAGGGCATTACAGGACGATTTGGGGCATAGAGGCTGGTAATCTTATGGATAAGAAAAAAGCCAGTTACACAAAGGGTATAGCCAATTGGCAGATGGGCATCGTGATCCTAGATTGGGATGGTAAGAATATGACCCCGCACATGATCCAAATTAACAAAGACGGCTCATTTACCGCTTTGGGACGATCCTATGTCTAGAGAAACCGACTACAAGCCACGCACAATCGATGAACAGATTGATGCCGTTGATAACAGTATTGTTATCTAAAACATCCGGCATGTTGTCGAGATTGTCGCTGATTTAGCACATACTAATCCCAACAGGCAAAAGCCTGAAGGGAGCAAAAATGGAAAACATAACAGATATACAAGCAGCAGCTATAGCCATGATTACATTTGTGGTTGTTTATAGTTTCTTTGCTTGGCGAGAAGATCGCATCAATAAGAAAACAGATGAAGCATGGCGTGCCGGGTATGAACAAGGCATGAGAGTGGTGCAGAAGAATGTCCGCTAATCGTGAAGGCATCTTTGATGAAGCAAGATTACTTATACAAGACAGAGGTCGAGTTTATGGATCTCCTTACACCAACCACAAGCGAATTGCAGAATTGTGGAGCGCATTGTTCGAGTTTCCAATTACTGCACACCAAGTGGTCTTGGCAATGTCGGCAGTCAAGTTGGCTCGTTTGGTTGAAACGCCCAGTCATCACGACTCAATTGTCGATGCGGTTGCATACTTGGCATTCTACGAAGATGTCCTCGAAGCGCAGCTGAGCGATGATTACGAAAAATTCTAATCGAAGCATTTGGTGTGATTACTGCAAAGCGCAATATGGAGCGCATACAATCAAAGGTCAAAATCCTGCTACCTGGATCTCGACCAGCACAGATGGCACAAAGCGTGCCTACTGCGACAGATGCCGACACTATGTGGAGGCTTGGCATGATGGGAGCACTTGGGATCTTCGTGCGCAAATCGAATACCGACAGGGGAAACAGGAGATAGATTATGGGTTTTAATTTAGATGATTATGAACCAGTAGAGGTTCGTTTAGAAAAGTTCTGGAAGGAGCATCAAGATGGGCGTATTGAAACGGAGTTATTGGAAGCATCGAAAGATCGCTTTATTGTTTTGGCTAGGATTTATCGAACTGAGGTTGATGCGAAGGCTTGGACAACTGGTATCGCTGAAGAAACAGTGGCAGCGAGGGGTGTTAATCAAACTTCTGCACTTGAGAATTGCGAAACTTCTGCAATTGGTCGTGCTCTTGCAAACGCAGGTTATGCCACAAAAGGAAAACGACCATCTCAACAAGAAATGCAAAAGGTGGTAAAAGGTAACCAAGAGCAACCTAAACCTACCTATGGAGCACCTGGATCTCGATCAGCTGCAGTAGTAAATGCTTTAAGAAATGCTGATTGGACAGCACCTAAATTAGAAGATCCAACACCAGTTGCTTGGACAGTTGATGAAGTAGCGCAATCATTAAACGCTGAAGTTGTTAAAGAGGTGTTTGATTGTGCTCATGGTCAAATGTTGCTGAAGGAAGGCACATCAAAGACCGGCAGACCATTTATGGGTTATGTTTGCACTGAGCGCAACAAAGCCGATCAATGCGAACCAAAGTGGGCAAAGATAACTGCCAATGGGAAGTGGTATTTCCCAGATCCAGATAAGGACAAAACAAATGGGTGAACTAGAAATAACATACAAAGACGGACTACGATTAAAATTTGAGGAAAATGGCATAGTGCCGGACATAGTGCCGTTATCTGAATGTTGCGAACTTTGCAACGATCCACGCATGGTTCATGATGAAGGATTGCTTAAGTGCGTTGGATGTGGAGTTATCAATCGCATTGATTATGGACATCATGCTTAAACATCTTTGGTGCAGGATTACACAAAATTTCTTATGGGAGATTTGCAATCCTAAAGATTGTGTTTGCGATTGGTGTTTTAAATGCACTAGATGCGGATATACAAAACATGCCTAAATACGATTTCCAGTGTGGGCAGTGCGGCGTAGTCAATGAGATCGAAAAATCTCTTGGTGAGGACACTACGCCAATTTGCTGCAATCAAAATATGACTAGATTATGGTCAGCCACACCAGCCATCTTTAAAGGCTCTGGATGGGGCTCTAAGCCATGATCGAAGCTGCAGTAATGAAATGTAATGCTTGCAAGAAAAATACCATCTTTGAGATTGAATACGGATGGGATGTGCCAGTGGGCATAGTTATAGCTGAATGCCAGAAGTGCTACCGCAAAGGGGCAAGATTGGATGAAGATATTATGGACAAGCAAGTAGAACGATGTGAATTATGTGGTGGCTGGAAAATGGAATACAACAAATGTGGAGCATGTAAACAATAGCCGACACGCCGTCTGACCTGCGGTTTTAGAGAGGATACTTGCATGAGTATGATACGCTTTAGAAGCATTCGCCTTCAAGGGCGAAAAGGCGAGCCCCGTAGGGGATGGCTCGCAAGGTGCTCGCTAATTGGGCTATCTTTATTTGTGAGCCAAATGATAGCCTTAGAGCCAGCACAAGCACAAACAGTTAATACATATAAACAATATACATTTATTCAATTAAATCATTCATTTAAAGAGTTCTATTGTGTAAGTGATCTATGGTTCAAAGAGAGTAGATGGCAACCAACTGCTAAAAATAGTAAGTCATCTGCGTATGGGATACCTCAGCTGCTAAACCTAAAGAGTAAAGATCCATTTATACAAATTGATAGAGGATTGGATTACA